AGCAAGTCATCTTTACCCTGGATGCCCATTCGCGCGCCGCCTTCTACCAGGGCGGCGATGTCGGTAGTAGCCATCGGGATTGTTTCGGACATCTTTTTGATCGCGTCTCCCATTTCGTAATACGTCTGGGTGAGTTGACCGTTATCGTCGCGGGCGCCGGCGACTTGCTTCGCTACGCCTGCCATTGCGTCTTCGAAGCGTGAGTAGTTCTTGATCATCCCGAGGATGGGCATGCCTGTCGCAGCTCCCACTGCTCCAGCACTTGCGCCGGCGACGGCGGCATTACCAGCAAGCTCTCTTCCCTTGGAATAGTTCCGCTGTGCTTTCGAGACCCGTTCCTGCTGTTTGGCAAGGGCTGCGAGTCGTTCTCGCTGAGTTTGGATGGCTTTGTTCGCCGCCTCGATCTCGGTTTTCAAGCGGCGCTCAGTGCTGCCGAGGTTGCGGGTGTCCGCACCGGTCGATTTCATGAGGGGTATCAAGCGCTGCAGTTCTGATCGCTGTGCAGTGTGTTTGCTTGTCAGCTTTTCGACAGAGGCGGAAGCATTAACGAACGCCTTCTGAAAGGCCGCTGTGGGGGCGTCCATCTTCTGCAGCTGCTCCCGCAGGCCGCGCAATTTGTCTTGCGCCTTTGCCAGCTCCTCAGAGGACTGGCGGACGGCTTCGCGCTGGCGGGTGAAGCTGGAAATATTGGACTGCTGGGCGTTGAGCTCTTTCAGCTGATCCCGCGCCGCCTTCAAGGCACGAGAGGTCGCAGTGCTCCCAGCGCTGATTTGCTTGAGAGGCGCGGTGACCTTGTCGATCGCCGACAGCATAAATTCCAGCCGCAGCTTGTCAGTCATCTTTCGCCCCACTTCGCTTGCGAGCGCGTTCGCGCCAATCCATCAGTTCGGTCAGGGGGAGCGGATCCATCTCCACTGGCCCCCAGTGAAAAATCACGGCGATGTCCGCCATGGCGTCATCTACGCAACGAGGGATGCATCCACCTTCGCCGACTTCGGCAGCAAAAAACCGGCAACCTCGGTGGCCATCTGCACCAGGTCAGCCGGATCCATTTGGCCGATATCGTGATCGGTCAGGGTCGGTGTGGTGATTCGCGGCAGCACCTTGCGCAACGCGAGCACGTCCATCTGCAGCAGATCGGTCAGCGAAACGCCGCGCAGTTCACCTGAGACGGGTTTGCGGAGTGTCACCTCGGTGATTTCGGTCGAGCCTCGGATGATCGGCGTGTCCAGGGTGATGACTGGGCGGTTTGGGTTCTTCACTACTGGTGCTTCTGCAGCTTCGTTCTTTTGGTTGGTGCTCATGTTGAATTCCTTCAATGGATAGGGGCCGGCGGAGCCGGCGGGGATGGCAGGGATTACAGGCCGATCGCCTTACGATGTTCTGCCAGCATGTCTTTGCCGTTGACCTTGAAAATGAAGTTGAGCAAGTCGATCTCGATCTCTTCATTGCCATCAATGGTCAGCTTGTAATAGCTGCAGGTGGTGGTGAACTTGTGCTCGGTGTCTTCACCGCTTTCCGAGTCGCCCATGTCGATCTCTTCATGCCGGCCGCGCACCACCACCTCGACAGCCGAAACCTCGGCGGTGTCGTCTCGCTGGATCGATCCCGCCCAGCGCAGCATCACGCCGCTGGCCGATACCGCGCCGTATTGACGCAGCGCCGTCAGATCCCAGCCACCGAGAGTCCATTCGAGCTGAATTCCGTCGTCGCCATGGCCGAGGTCGACCTTCACCGCGCCGTCCATACCGCCGCCCCGGAAGGCCTCAAGCTTACGGGCGAGCTTGGGCAGGGTGACGCTCTTGCACTCACCGACGTAGCTGACGCCGTCGTTGTACAAATTCATGTTCTTGAGTTTTTTGGGCAGAGCCATATGGGCGCTCTCCTAAAGGCGCGGCCATTGCCGCGCGGATGAATGATCAGGCGTTTACGCGGCTTGCGAAGTCGACCAGGTAACGGTCGGTGATGCGCTGGCGAAGCCCCAGATTCTCCAGTGGCGGCACTGGCGTGTAGTCGTAATCGAGGTACAGCTTGCCGGCCTTGAGGGTGTCCTTGTCGTTGGCGGCTTCGTCGTACCAGCACTCGCCACCGATCAGGTAGCCAAGGCGTACCAGCTCGCGGAATTTCGCATTGATACCCTCGACAATGTCGCGCACCAGGCTCGGGTGCATCGGCTTATCGATCGCCCAGAATTGCCCCTCTGCCATGGTGTCAGCCAGCACCTGAGCGGTACGGGTGTAGTTTTCAAAGGCGAACAATGGGTCGTCGCTGCAAGTGCGCGAGCCCCAGAAGCGGAAACCGTCGCGGCGAATCAGAGTGGTTACGTCCGCCGCGTTCAGTAGGCCCGCATCGGTGGCCGGATTCTGCAGATCCCAGTAGATATCGCGGCTCAGTCCGGACACGCCGTTAACGGCCACGTTGGACAGTGTTTTGTGCCAGCCCACCTGCTCATCGAGCTTGGCGCGCAGACCCAATGCGCGGGCGATCGCCGACGCCGGCGCATCGGCATTCAGGGTGGTGTCCCAGTTCACGAAGTCGGGCCAGATGGTCATCAGCTCGCGCGCGCCGAAGTTTTCTCGGTAGGCGGTGGCCTCGGAGACGGTGCTGCAATCCCAGGCGCTGGCATATGCGAAGCCACGCAGCTTTTGTGCGGTGAGTACCAGTTCAGTTGCCACCGGCAACGAGTCGAGGCCAGGCACACCGAGGATGCGCGGCCGCACTCCCAGCTGCGCTTCTGCGGCCAGCAGAGCTTTCATGCCCGTGTACTGACCACTGGCGGTTACACCACCAATAACATTGGTAGTGGTCTCCGCCGCGTCCTGCCCCTCGGCGACACGAACGACGACGGTAACTGGGCTCGCTTGATCAGCGATGGCATCCAGACTTTTCGCAAGCGTGCCTTTAACACCCGCCTTACCGCTGGCGGTAAGTACGTCGGTTAGCAGTACTGGGCGGTTGAGCGGAAACGCGACCGGATCAGCATCTTCGGCGGTGCAGACCATGCCTACGACGGCGGTTGCTACGGTGCGGATGGGGCGGGTGCCTTCGTTGATTTCTACAACTCGGACGCCGTGGTGGTAATCAGTGGCCATGGGAGAACCTGCGCGTTGGTGACAATGAAGCGCAGGGTGACGCGCGCGCGTTGATCGAACGAGTACTTGGGGTTGTGTGGAGCTGCGCTACAGGCGCGCTAAAACAAAAAACGCCCACGGGGGGCGTTTTCAGGGAGGTTTACATCAACCAGGTAGGGGCGACGGGGCGTTGTTCAATCAAAGGAAATTCTAATGCTAGCGGCCAGTCGCGCAACTGCCGGCGGTAGGCCTGCAATTCCGTGTACTGCTCGGCTGTGATCGAGGTCGATCCGCCTTCCTCGATTTCGTCACGATGCCGGGACACCAGCGGATCGGTCAGGGCGAGTTGCCCATCGCGCCATACGCGCTCCGCTTCGGCCAGCGCCTCGGCATCCGGCGGCGGCGGAACTATCGCAATCGGAAAGCCCTCAGGATCAGGGACAATCAACCTTCCCTCACTTTGTGCGGCCACCAGATCCGCGTGAAGCTCATCCGTAATTTCCTTTGCACCCTTTGGAATGCTGCATCCGGGGCTTCCAACTTCCCCATGAACATCAGAGTCAAAAAAGCCACCCCGAGCATCATCGATACGACTGTAGAACTTGGCCATGCTTAATACCCGATAGCGATGTAGTCAAAGTAGAAATTGGCGTTAGCCACTCGGGAAATAGTGGCGCCCGACTTGTCTCGTCCATTATGCGAGTACGCACTGCCGCCGGTTGACCATGGCGTAAGCACCAAGGCAACACAGGCATTCGGAAACGACACCGGGAACGTCAGCGGGATCGTTGCTGCAGTCGAAGTGTTCGCGATGTTCCCCACTTTGATCATCAGCCCCGGAAGCTGCTGACTGGCAGCAGAAATCCCAAGAACAGCGGCAAAGTCGGCGTTTTTACCAAGGCTCGCGGTAGACTCCAGAACCGTCCATTGGGACGGGCCGGTCGCCACAAACTTGGCCGACTGGCCTAGTTTCATCGCGTAAGAGGCCGAAAGTCCGCCCGACTGATCCTGAATAGTTGCTCCACCCGAGGCGGTAATAGTCCCTCCGACTGACGTGCAGAACACCGTAAAACTTGCCCCCGTATTGGGGACGCCCATCACCGAGGGAGCCAGCAGGTTCAGGCTGTACGAACCAACCGAGTTAAACCAGAGAAGCGCACCAATGTCGGTCAGCGCCAAGTTTCGAGAAGCCGAGATAACCTGAAAAGAGGCGTATCCGTTCAAAGCTCTTTGCACGAATTCCGTTGTCGCAAACGCCTTGCTGTTGTCGAATAGTGGCTGCGTCTCCCAATGCGCGCCCCGCAAAATCGGCGAATACTTCAGCGCACCATCGCCCCCTTCCAGCGCCCAGCCCTGACCGTTATTCAAGCGCCGGAAAGCCGAGATTGTCGATTGAGGCTGAGTAAACGGCCCCATGGCGCCATTGATCGCAATCAACGATTGCGCGCCCTTCGCCTTGAAGGTTGCCCCATTCAACCCGGCGAGAACCGTAACGACAGAGCCCTGTGGAACAACGCTCGCATCCGGCAGGGTAATGGTTGATCCCGATCCGCCAACGGACACCAGACGCCCGACATCGGACGGCGTCAAGTCAATGCTCCCAGGGTACGTCACCAGATCCGCATAACTGCCCAGCGCCCGCTGGACGAATTCAGTAGTTGCCAGCGCCCTACTAGTGTCGAACTGAGCCGGAGTGTTCGCCGTAGGGTTGACCAGCGCCGGCGAATTGATCGCCGCAAAGCCTTGCGTGACGTTCTGAAACGTCAGCGCCGTCGTCCCCAGGACGATCGCGCCGTCCGTGATCAGTTGCCATCGGGTGTCTGCCTGGGCGGCTCCCTGCTCAACCGAGACCATCAGCGCGGATGTCACTTCCGCATTGCTGTCAGCGTCCGCCGCCCTCGCCCACGCACCCGCCGCCGCGACGTAGAGGCCATTGTCTTTTGCCACGGTCTGGTTTTTCACCAGCACCCGATCGCCAGCCGCCAACACGACACCGTCGACGGTCTGCAACCCCGTTAACGCGATGTTGGCCGTGGTGGCCGCCCGCACCGACTGC